AAAAAATGACAGAAGCAATAACATTCTTAATAGGATTTATTCTCGGCTACGGGCTGGCGTCTGTTCTGCTGGCCCGCAAAAGATTCGTCATCAATGTAGACAAGGAAGGGAAAGCGACCATCGAGTCGATGGAAAGGCCGAAGCAAAAAATGGAGTTCGCCTCAGACCTTAATCAAAAAGAGATAGAGGAAGGAGAAAGGCCGACCGGAATGAAGAAGTTCCTGGCGGGAATAGCAAAGCCAGCGAAAGAAGAGGAAGAGGAGAACGAGTTTTGATTATGATTACTTCTTTAATATTTCTTTGGCTGCTGGCGATGGCAATCGTCTTTACTAAGCCAGGGGACGGAAGATATGGATGAGGTACAACGACTGAAAAAGAGGACGGAAGAGATCCAAGAGGACTTGCGGATAGATCGGGAAAGACGGAAGCCGAAGCCCAACGAGAACATGGACAGGGACATCCCGGACAGGTTGAGTTCGTTTGATTTCTGGTGCGATTATTGTCAGGAGGACTTTGCCGCGCCGGCGATAAAAACGAGGTACAGATTAGAAGGCGACACGATAGCAACATTGAGGGGGATCTGCCCCGAATGCGAGGAAACTGCGATCAGGTACGCCACGCATAGGGATCAGGACCCGTACTATCAGAGGTCAACGAAGATTCGCCGGCAGCGAAACAAGTACAGGATAGAAACGCTCCAGGGGCAGGAGTACGGATTCAGGACACACTACGGCGACCCGGACGCGGGGTTCAATAAGATAATCGCGGAGCAGGAGGAAAGGATTATAAGGGCGGACATGAGCACCGGGCTGAGGGGCCAGTCGCTGAGGGCGAAAAGGAAGTTGGAGGAAATCCATAGGGTAAAAGACTGGGGCAAATAAAATGGAAACAGAAATTAAAGACCTATCCATAGCGCACTGGGCGATAGATAATCGGTTCATTAACGAGAGAGGAGATCTCCTCGAGTTTAGAGATCATCTCTTTCTGTATGACATACTGGCTGATATTTCTCAGACGATAGTAATAAAGAAATGCTCGCAGGTTGGCGTGTCGGTCATGATGACGCTGAAAGCATACTTTGCGGCGCAGAAAGGGAGAATGAACGTCATCTATACGATGCCATCGGACAGCGACGTCAGCGAGTTCGTTAGGACCAAGGCGGACATGATATTCCAATCAAACGAATTATTGAGACAAAACTTCAAGAGCGACATAATAGGACTAAAACAAATCGGCGACAGGTTCATTTATTACAAGGGAACGCGATCAAAGACGGCGCCTCTGTCCACCAGCGCGGACTTGCTGATTCACGATGAGATGGACCGGAGCGACTTGGGAATCGTGGAAAAATACCGATCCAGGTTGTCGGCATCGCCATACAAGGGGGTGTGGTATGTTTCCAACCCGAGCTTAATCGGAGTAGGCATAGACGAAGTGTGGAAAAAGTCCGACATGAAAGAGTGGTTCATCACTTGCCTGGATTGCGGGGAAGTTCAGATGCTCAACTGGGACGAGAACGTCGACCAGATAAACAAAATGTACGTTTGTAAGAAGTGCGGAAGGGAGTTGACAGACAGCGAGCGCAGAAAAGGGAAGTGGATTGCGACAAATCCCGGTAAAGAGATATCCGGATACCATATCTCGCAGATGATGGCGCCATGGCTTTCGGCAAAAGATCTCATAAAAGAAAGGGAGGATCGCGGGGAGGATTACTTCAGAAACTTTATATTGGGAGAGCCGTACAGCGTAGGAGAGGAAGCGAACATCAGGCAGGCGATATACGACGCCTGGACACCGAAAGCGATAGATGAAGAGCCGTACTTCATGGGCATCGACATCGGTATCGAGAAACATTATATCCTCGGATCGCGACAGGGAATCTTCAAAATCGGAATCTGCCGGAGCAGGGAGGAACTGGAATCGCTGATAGAAAAATACAACCCAGTATGGGTTATGGACTCCGGGCCAGAGAGAACGTGGGCGGAGGAGTTCAGAAAAAAATACCCAAAAGGATTTCTAAACTTCTACCGCAAAGACAAACCGAAAGCGGAAATCATAAAATGGGGCGGATACAGCAAGGGCGTCGAAGACAGAAAAAACTGGGGATATATTTGGACAGACAGGACGAGAATCATAGACCAAACATTATACGAAATCTTAAAAGGAAACATTCTGTTTTCGCTGACGCGAGAGGATTTGGAAAGGTACATTAAGCATTGGGAGAGCATGCGGAGGATAATCGAGGTGACGCCGGACAAGACAAAAAGATATATTTGGCAATCATCAAACGGCGTTGACCATTTCTGCCACGCCACGGTCTACTATCACATCGCAACACGCCGCGGAAAAGAAAAGATGGAGTTCATTTCCGAAACAGAAGAGAAAAAAGAAATAGTTGAGAGGACTGCGGAAGGATTCGTGATGAGACCGCTCAGGGACATAATAGAAAACCAACAGCAAGGCGATGAATCCTGAACCAACAAGAGAGGAAAAAATAAGGGACGAGGTGAAAATACTCATAGAGAATGGGTTCTTTGAAGTAAAGAGTGGACAAATCCTAATTGACAAACATAACGGAATGATTCAGAATATAAAAATATCTACCACTATTTATAAAAGAGGCAAAGGGCTTGACATCAACCCTTGATGTAGATTATTATAAAATTACGAGGCCCTAACCACGTTCGGAGTAAAATCCCAAAACACGGCGGGCAACCATAGACTCTGATTTTGAGTCGGGTGATATGGTTGCTCGCTTTTTCAATATGTTAGACATCGAAAAATTAGATGACCAAAAGTTAAGTCGGCTCATAGACAACAGATGGGTTGAGTCAGCTTCGTTGTGGAACGAGATTGAAAAAGCGTATAAGAAAAACAAAGCAATATGGCAGAACGACGACTCGCAGGTCGCGAGCATACCGAGAAGGAAATCTCACGTCAGGGACAACAGGTCGTTTCTGGCCATGGAGTCTGTGATAGCGAATCTCACCGGACGGCCATCGAGACCGAACGTGTTGCCGACAAACGGAAAGTTGGAATCGGGGCAGATCGCACAGGACCTGCAGGATCTGTTCCTTGAGCAGTACAAGACGCTGCGGACGAAAAAGAAGATGCGAAAGGCGTTGAGGTGGCTCTTCCTGGCGAGGTTCATGTGCCTGAAGATGATATGGGACAACGAGATAGATAACTTCAACGTCATGGTGGTGGATCCGCGCAAGGTCAGGTTCGGCAAGAAGTCGACGAATTCGATGGACACGCCGTTTGCGATCGAGGAGATAGACACGACAATCCCGGATATGATCAATAGATTCCCGGAGCAGAAGGACGCCATCGTCAAGCAGGCGGGCGGAAGGGAGGAGGACATTTTTGTCAACAACACGCCGGCGACCTACAAAGAGGCGTGGTTAAACGGGGGAGAGTGGGTCGTCTACAAATTCAGGGAGAAGATCCTTAAAAAGGAAAAAAATCCTTACTGGGATTGGGAAGGACTACTCTTCACTAGGAATGAATTACGGACATTTGAGAAACTCGGGCCGTCGAAAGAAAGGAGGGAGATGATGGGAGTAGGACGAGAGCTTCGGACGACCCGAGCAAAAAGAGCAAACCGGTATCAAAATTACTTATCAAACCATTTCGACAAGCCGAGGCATCCATACATCTTCGCATCGATGCTGGAGGTGGAGGAAAGGCCCGTAGGCGAGAGTTCGCTGATGGAGCAGGTCAATCCGCTTCAGAAGAATGTCAACCAAAGAAAACGCCAGATCGCAAATAATGCATCAATGGCTCAAGGAAGATGGAAAGTGGACACCAAGTTCGTAGAGGGAAAAACCAAGGGAGAAATCCAGGCCATGAAGTCGGACCCGGAAGGAATTATCTACGGGGACGGAGTTGGACCAGGGATAACAGTTGAAACGGGCCGGGACTTGCCGGCGATGGTCAAGGACGATTTATTGCTGTCGATCCAAGAAATAGACGCCATCTTCGGGACTCAGTCCACGTTCAGGGGAGAACAGGGCAAAGAGGAAACCGCGCAGGGGAGGGCGATATTAAGAGAACAAAGTTACCAGCGACTGACTGAACTTGTCGACATCGTAGATGATGTGCACTGGGAAATGTACAACTGGGAGCTTCAGATGATCAAGACCAGGTATACCGAGGCGCACTATACGAAGATCCTCGGTAGGGACAGGTCGCTAAGGGTGATCGAAACCA